AGAAATGAAGGAAGAAGTAATAGAAGAGAAAGAAGAACTTTCTGCTGTTGCTCCTGAACCTGTAAAACATAATCCTGAAGCTGAAGTTGATAATAAAGTAAATTTTCATATTGCAAGCAATAGAACACAAACAACGAAAGACAGGGTTTTTGATAAAATTTTTAACAATAATTAATATAAAATAAAATGGCGACAACAACAAGTATAACAAGTACTTACGCTGGAGAATTTGCAGGTAAATATATTTCTGCTGCTCTTTTAAGTGCTAACACAATTGATAAAGGCGGTATTGAAGTAATGCCTAATATCAAATATAAGTCTACTATGAAAAAAGTAGCTACTGATGCAAACGTAATTAAAAACGCTTCTTGCGATTTTGATGCAACTGCTACAGTAACATTAACTGAGAGATTACTACAACCAGAAGAATTTCAAGTAAACTTACAATTTTGTAAGCAAGACTTTATTTCTGATTGGGAAGCTGCTCAAATGGGATATTCTGCATTTGATAAAATGCCACCTAAGTTTTCAGATTTTATTATTGGCCACGTAGCTGGTTTAGTAGCTGAAAAAACTGAGCAAAACATTTGGGAAGGTGTTAATGCAAACGCTGGAGAATTTGATGGATTAGTAACTTTAGCTTTGGCTGATGCTGATGTAGTAGATGTAGCATCTCACGCTGCTGTAACTGCTGCTAACGTAATTGATAAATTAGGTTCTATTGTTGATGCAGTACCTTCTGCACTTTACAATAAAGAAGATTTACATATTTACGTATCACAAAACATTGCAAGAGCTTATGTAAGAGCTTTAGGTGGTTTTGCTACTTCTATTGGTTCAAATGGTGTTAACGCACAGGGAACACAATGGTACAACGCTGGTGGGCAACTATCTTTTGATGGTGTAAAAATCTTTGTTTGTAATGGATTAGCTGATGATACTGCAATGGCTGCTCAAAAATCTAACTTATACTTTGGTACTGGTTTATTAAACGATATGAACGAAGTTAAAGTATTAGATATGGCTGACTTAGATGGCTCACAAAATGTAAGAGTTGTAATGAGATATACAAGTGCTGTAAATTACGGAATAGGTTCTGATATAGTTTTATACCACGCCTAAGAATTAATTAATAACAAGGGGGTGTGATTCCCCCTTTATTTAAATTTTAATAATATGGCTTGCGATTTAACAGCTGGTAGAAAAGTACCTTGTAAAGATGTAATTGGTGGTATTGTTAGAGCTTGGTTTGTTGACTTTGGAGACTTAGGAACTGTAACCAAAACTGCTGACGAAATTACTGATTTATCTGGTACATTTACTTGCTACCAATATGAATTAAAAGGTACTAATAGTTTGGAAACTGCTATTACATCCTCAAGAGAGAATGGAACAACATTCTTTGAAGAAACATTAACTTTAACACTACCTAAACTATCTAAAGAAGATAATAAGGAACTTAAGCTAATGGCTTACGGTAGACCTCACATTGCTGTTGAGGATAGAAACGGTAACTTTATGCTTTGTGGCTTAGAACACGGAATGGAAGTAACTGGTGGTAGTATAGCTACAGGAACAGCTTTTGGTGACTTAAGCGGTTACTCACTAACATTAACTGGACAAGAATTAGAGCCAGCTAACTTTATTAGTGGTGGTACTGCTGCTGATCCTTTTGCTGGAATGAGTTCTGCAACTGTAACTGTAACTGTAGGTACGAATAGTTAAAAAATACGCGATTAAATTAATTGTGTGATTCATAATATATAGTTTGATTGGAGGGGTGGAAGTGATTAGCCACCCCTTTTTTATTATAAAATATGCAGATAAATCCAACATTAGGGGTAAAATATATTAACTTTATACCAAGAGAGGATATTTTAAATACTAAAACATATAAAATTGATATTAAATCAGAAGCACAAAATAAAATTATTTTTACAGATACTGATATGACCATTAATGAATTAGACTATTATTATCAATATACTTTTCTTGAAGATTTTCAACAACCTACAATATTAAAAGAAAACAATTACTATACTATTACAATCACTAACACAACAGATAGCGCAATAATTTTTAAAGACAAGATGTATTGTTCAGACCAAACACTTTCAGACTATGAAATTTCAAATGGTGTTTATATAGAACAAAGCACAGGAGACAATCAATTTATATATTATGGATAATTTACATTTAATACAATTAGGTCAATACGAAAGGCCAACAATCACAGAGGAACGTAATAAAGATTGGGTTTCTATAGGCGATAACAATGATTATTACCAAAGTTTGATTGATGCTTATATGGATAGCACAACAAACAATGCTGTAATTAACGGTGTTGTTAATCAAATTTACGGAAAAGGATTAGATGCAACTGATTCTGCTCAAAAGCCAGACCAGTATGCACAAATGAAAAGTTTAGTAAAACCACACGATTTAAGAAACGTTTGCCAAGATTTAAAGTTATTAGGTGAAGCTGCTTTTCAAATAACTTACAATGGTTCTAAAATATCAGCAATAACACACTTTCCAAGAGAAACGTTAAGAGCTGAAAAAATGAATGATAATGGTGAAGTAAAAAACTATTTTTATTCTGCTGATTGGAGTAAGGTTAATAGAAATACAAAACTAAAAAAGTTTCCTGTATTTGGTAGTGGCGCACAAAATGAAATATTTATTATTAAAAGATATGTAACTGGTTTTTACTATTATAGTCCAGCAGATTACAATACTGCCTATGCAACACTTGAAGATGAGATAGCGTGTTATTTAATTAATGATACACAAAATGGTTTTAGTGGTACAAAGGTGGTGAACTTTAACAATGGTGTACCAGATAGAGAAAAGCAATTAGCTATTAAGAATGATGTAATGTCAAAACTAACTGGTAGCTATGGCGAAAAGGTAATTGTAGCATTTAACAATAATGCAGAAAGTAAAACAACTGTTGAGGATATACCGTTAAATGATGCTCCAGCACATTATTCTTATTTAAGTGAAGAATGTTCCAGGAAAATTATGCTTACTCATAGAGTTACTTCACCATTGTTATTAGGTTTATCTTCTGCTAATGGTTTTTCTTCTAATGCTGACGAAATAGAGAACGCCTCAAGGCTTTTTAACAATGTAGTTATACAACCGTACCAAAACCTTTTAATTGATAGCTTAGATACAATATTAGCAGTAAATGATATTAGTTTAAATCTTTACTTTAAAACTATTGAGCCATTAGAGTTTATGGAGTTAGATGAACTTGATAATGAAGAAAGAGAAGAACAAACAGGTATTAAAGAAGATGATGATTTTAGCACAGAGCTTGAAATAATGGCTTCTAAGAGCATTTCAGATGAAGATAGTGATTTACTACTAAATGAAGCATTAGATACCTTAGGTGGTGAAATAATGAATAGTGAAGAATTTGAAATAGTTGATATTAGAGATGTAAGCGAAGATAATATGAGTGTTGAAGATTGGGCTAATAATATGATAGAATTAGCATCAGCAGTTAAAAGTGATACACCAATTAAAAACTCACCTAACAAAGAATCTAATTTAGATAAAAGTTATTATAAAGTAAGATACAAATACAATACAGCAAGTGCAAAAGGCAAAGGTGGTAAGAGTAGAAAGTTTTGCAAAGAAATGATGTCAAGAAGCAAAAGAGGTGTTGTATATAGATTAGAAGATATTGATAAAGCAAGTAGGCAAATGAATTTTAAAGCTGCTGAGTTACCAATGCACAAAGGCCAAAAGTATGATTTATTTAAGTTTAAAGGTGGCGTATATTGTAGGCATAAATGGCAGCAAGTATTGTATAGAATGAAAATTGATGCTGCTTTAGATGGTAAAAAAGGTAGTAAAGATTTAAAAGATTATGATGTAGTAAAAGAAATACCAAAGAGTTATGAAGCAAAACCAAGAGGACATAAACAAGCAAAGAAAGCTCCAGTAAATATGCCGAATAAAGGACATCATCCAAATTATAAAAAGTAAGTAATGAAAACAACAATAGAAAGAATATTTGAAACATTAAGTAAAGAAAAGGTAGAATTAGCAACTCATAAAGTTAATTTAGGTAGTGTAAATGAAATAAAACAAGAAATAAACAAAGTTAATAAAGCTATTTCTAAAGTTTCTAATTCTTTAGAGGAATTAAAAAAAATTACAAAATTAATAGACCAAAAAGCAAATGAACAAAGAAATGAAAATGCAAATGGTGAAAATGTTGTAGATAAAGCTAAAGAAGTAAGTTTTGAGTTTGCAAGAAAAGCTAAAGAATTAGGTGTAGATGTTAAAAGTATAAAAGAATATAATGATTTAGGTGAAAAAATAGGTTTGCTCATTAATGAAATAGAAAGTGGATACAAATTTTTAAAAAGTAATTAATATATAATATAATTAAAATGAGAACACAAAGAAGAGTATTTGAAAAACTAAGTGAATCTACAAAAGTAGAATTAGCAAGTGAAAGAATAGAACTAAAAACACTTTCTCAATTAAAAGAAAATATTAAAAGAGCAAATTCTTTAATAAAACTTGCTGAAAAAGAAGGAAATATTTTTGCAAAAGCAGAAGCTGATTTAGCAAGAGCTTATTCAAGATTTATTAAAGTTAGAAATGAATTAAATTATCACGCTCAAAGAATTATACCAATGGATAATGAAGATTTAATGAAGAAAGTGAGAGAATTAGGTTTAAAAGAAAATGATGTGCCAGAAATAAAAAAAACAAAAAAACTTCAATCTGAATTAATGGAGTATGTTAAGTTTTATGATGACGTTAAAAAATATATACCACAAGTATAAAGGAAAATGAGTAAAGCACTATTTGTAACAAGACACGATATTTCAGTATTTACTGCTGCTAATGGTAATATAGATAATGATAAACTATTACCATTTATAAATCAAGCACAGGATATACATATACAGAATTACTTAGGTACTGAATTATATGTTAAAATACAAAATGAAATAACTGCTGGTACATTAGCTGATCCTTACTTAGCTTTGTTAAACGATTATATAAAAAGTATGCTACTACATTGGAGTATGGTAGAATACTTACCTTACGCTGGTGTTAATATTGCTAATGGTGGTATATATACTAAGAATCCTGAAAATAGCACAGCACTAAGTAAAGAACACGTAGATAGCTTAATAGAAAGAAGTAGAACAACAGCACAGTTTTACACAAATAGATTTATAGATTTTATGCAAAATAACGCAGCTGGATTAATACCTGAGTATTATAGTAATTCTCAAGAGGATATGTATCCAGATGATGTTGCAGATTTTGGAGGTTGGGTACTTTAAAAATATATTATGCCAGATAACACAATAGAATGGGGACAAGGTGCAGTAAACAACACTAACGATTGGGGTAAAGCAAAAGCTAATGCTACTAATAACTTTGGTGCTGTTTATGATGATTCACCAAGTTTAGATACTAATATTACAGGTAGTACAGGTGCTGTGCTTAGTATTACATATTCGGCAAGTGCTTTTTGTGAAGATGCAAGTGATCCAACACCAACTGTTTCTAACAATGTAGGAGCTGGAACATTTAGCTCTACTACTGGTTTAGTGTTTGTTAGTACAACTACTGGACAGGTTGACTTATCTGCATCAACATCAGGTGCTACTTATTTAATTACTTATACTGACACTAATTCAGCAACAGCTACATTTAGTTTAACTGTAAATGCTTTAGACGATGCTAGTTTTGCTTATTCACAAAGTAGTTATTCACCAACAGATGCAGACCCAACACCTACTGTAACTGGAGTTGCTGGTGGAACGTTTAGTGCTGGTAGTGGTTTAGTGTTTGTTGATAGTGGTAGCAATACAGGAAGTTCTACTGGTGAGATAGATTTAAGTGCATCAACAATAGCTACTTATACAATTACTTATACAACTGCTGGAACTTGTCCAAATTCATCTACACAAACTGTAGAAATAGCATCAGCATTAGCTCAAGTAAGTAATGTTTATTCTATGGACTTTGATGGCACAAATGATTATATAGATTTAGGAGATAATTTTAGCTTTGGTAATGGAACAACAGATTCACCTTTTAGTATTTCTGCTTGGATTAATATGGATAGTGTTTCTGGATTTAGAATACTAAGTAAATATAATAATACAAGTAGTGATTATGAATATAGTTGGGGTTCGGGTGGTAGTAATAAATTACAATTTTTTATGTTTGATGGAACAAATCAAACTTCAGGATACAGAGCAATTGTGATGGATACTGTTTTAAATACTGGACAATGGTATCATACTGTGGTTACTTATGATGGTAGAGGTGGGAATAATGCTCAAGATGGATTGAATATATATGTTGATGGTACTTTAGTTAGTGTTACTAATACAGTAGTTGGAACTTATACAGCTATGAATGATTTATCTATTAACACTCAAGTAGGGGCGCTCGGCACACTTGGTTACGCAAATGGTAAAATGGATGAAATAGGAATATTCAACGTAGAGCTAACAGCACAAGAAATTCAAAATATTTACAACGCAACAGAAACAGGTAAAACAGCAGATTTAAACGATTTAACAACACCACCTATAAAGTGGTATAGAATGGGAGATTAATATGAGTACAGAATTTTTTAATGACCAATGGCGTATACCAAGTAACGAAAATCAGAATAAGGTTTCTAACTATTCTATGGAGTTTGATGGAACTAGCAGTTATATAGATTGTGGTGATAGCGATAAATTTTCTTTTGGTGATGGAGCTACAGACA